ATGACTTCTTTAACTTTGTCATCAATTCTGACCATTTCAAGAGTATATCTATCTTCATTAATATGCTCCTGTTGCCACTTCAACTCCAAGGACCTTTTTTGTTTGTATAGGTCTTGTATCATTTATAACCTCTTCATAAGTTATACGTTTTATCTCGTTATTATAGTTGTTTCCGAGATATTCCCATTTTATACTTTTTTCTCCCAATTTGTCAAGTATTGATTCTTCGACAGAAATAGCATTATCATCGGCTAAAATATTAAATTTAGCGTAGTGATCGTATGCCCATATATTTATTGTGAATTTTTTCATTGGTTTTTCTTTCTAAATTTCAATTGTGGCGGAACAATGTCCCGCCACAAAAATATTATGATTATGCTCCCGGTGATCCGAAAATACCTCTCCAGTCAGAGAACCCAAATGAGTATCTCTCTCTAGCTTTGTATCTTACGTTACCAGTTGTAAAGTCGCCTTCCATAGATGTTTTCATAGGTGATCTAACGAAATGTTTTAACCCATTAGGCACATCTGTTTTGATGAAAAACGCATTAGTATCAGTTAAGTAATGATTTATTACATAACCTTGAGGGATCATTCCCATATTACTTAGTGCATTGATATCATTATCAGCTGTTCCAACTCTATTGGCAGTTTTCATTAATCTCTCAGCTGTAAATTGAAGCGCAGAAGGAACAATCATTTTCATTCCTTTAGCCGCAATTTTTAGACCTCTTTCGTCAACCATTGCAGCGATGTCTATTAAAGACTGCTCCAATGATGTTTCGTTAAGATCCGCTGGAGTAGTTAACTCATTCTGATCAGTTCCAGAAACGATAGGGTGATCTGTAGCACAAAGTGCTTTTCCATCTCCACCGTTTTCAGTTCCGAAAGCGTTGTTTAACACATTAGCTGCTTTCACTTGTTTAGTGTTAGCCATTGATCTCGCTAAAGCTTTTGTATATCTAGACGCTAGTCTGTCATACAGGTTATCCTCAATCGCTTCTTCAGTGATTGCGAACGCTAAAGCAAGCGTTTCATGTGTGTAACGAGCTGAGAAAGTTTCTTGTGCATTGTCAAATGAAACTGAAGTTCCTTCAGCTTTAGTTGGTGCATTTGCGAAACCGGATAACATTACTTCTTCTTCAAAAGCTCTGTCACTATTTTCTGTATCGAAAATTTCCGTGTGCTCGTTAGCATAGTTGTTGTATTCCAAGCCGAATAGTGCATTCAAACCTGGCTCTAGTTCTTTAACTAGTTGTCCTCTTGATATAGCCATATTTTATTCTCCTATCCTGCTATTATACGCCAGTTGCGGTCATATAGAAATGTTCTGCAATGATCACTTTAAAGTTACAATTAGCTGATGATAAATCGCTATTGTCTGGATCGTCAGAAACTCCGATAATTCGCAAGTTGGCTGTTGTTGTTGATTGAGTATCCGTAATTTCAGTTTTAGAAACGAAATGCGGTGTTACACCTGCGCCAACTGCAATATCAGCGTTTGTGAAAACGTCGAGTTGTTGAGTTGCGCCTGATGCATCCGATTGTATTTCATAAACTTGATGCGGATCGTCAGTAATAAACGCTTTGATATCAGTAGCTGCGTTTGATGCAACTAAGTGATTAGCAAAGGTTGGTTTACTTGTTGAAGCGTCAGTGAAAAACACACCCTGACAAGAGCCTAAAAGGACTCCATTGCTAGAAGCTGCACCTATACCAACAGTTCCTGCTGCTAAAGCGATCATAAGATCGTTTTGCGCAAAAGCTGATGCACATGCTGCTACTTCATATTCAGTGGCTGCGTTATTGTCTGCTGACGATCCAATTTTGCCTAGGGGTTTTAATCCAAAGGCTGCGTCTTGGTTTGCCATATTATTTTCTCCATTTGTTTACCAAAGGTAAACGGTTAATTTAATTCGTTGGCAAAAATTACTAAAAAATTAATTAGTCTTTTTTTGTACCACCGAAGGTTACACGGGATTGTCTATCAATATCGATAGGCATTCCTGGGTGCTGCTCCTTCATAAGGTCGTTATTGATCGCTTCGTCTTTTTCTTTTGTAAGTCTATCGAAATATTCCTTACGCGATTTAACTAACTCTAAAGATATCCTAGCCAGCAATAGGCCGCCAACTCCGATCACTCCCTTGTATTTTCCGTCACTAACCGATGGATAGTCTGTTTCAGGGTATTGGTCAGCTCTCACTAATTCATAACCTGATCTTAACATAGCTGACATGTTTTTTGTATCGTCAAAACCCATTGATTCAGCTCTTATCCATCTATGATGAAACCCATCTGGTGCAGGGGGTGCGTCTAAAGATGATGGTGGAGTCCAAACTTGTTTTTTAGTTTCTTTAACTCTAGTCTGACTCGCACGGGAAGTTTTTATTATAGTATCTGTACTCATATGCTTATGCCTCCTTCGTGATTTTTAATTGTTTCGCATACTCTTCTAATGGCACACCTAATTTTTTAGCAATTGCTACCTGTGATGATGTGAGTCTCACAGTTTGGCGACCAGGTTTAACACTCCGCGTAGCTGACGCTACAGTTTGAGTAGGTTTAGTCGATTCCCTTGTTTCAGTATTACCAAATCTATGCGGAAAGTCAAGACGCATTCGTCTATCTATCTCAGTATAGTAATCGTCTGAATGTGGATCAAAGCCTTCTTGTTTAGTTAGCTTCTCATGTAAATCAAATGCAGTATACGTCATTGCATTATCTTTACCAAACCAATCGTTGTTATCAGCCCACGCTTCTGCTTTTGGATCAGCAGGTGGTGCTTGAACGGCTTGGTCTAATGATCTTGGTGCAACTGGTGTTTGCGCTGCTTGTTGGTATCTATTTTTTAAAGTATTAACTTTAGATTCCTCAACACCAATTCTAGCAATTTCTTTTTGAGCATTAACTTCAGCATCAATATCACCAGCTTCTCTTGCTCTTAATAAGTGTGCTTTAGCTGACTCAAGACCATTTTTTAATTTACCTTCCATAGCGTTTACATAGCCAGGTTCAAGTTTAGAAACTTTTTGTTTTAATTGTTCTAATTCAACTTGGCCGCCTTTAGCAAATTCTAAAGCAGCTTCTCTTTGTCTTTCTGCTTCACGCCATTTTTTAGTAAGTTTAGAAATTCTTTTTTTAACTCCCTCACTATATTCTTCCAGTTCTTCTTTTGGTTCTTCAGTTTTTTTTTCTAACTTAACTGCTCTTTCGTTTTCAAAAGATTTATCTTCTGCTGGTGCTTTTGGTTCTTCTTTTATTTCTTCAACAATAACTTCGTCTATTGGTGCTTCTGTTACTTTTGTTTCTTCTAATTCAACATCTGCACCGGGTCCCGATGTATCGATGTCAACTAGGTCTTGTTTATTGTTTTCTACGTCTGGCATAGTTTACTCCTTCTATGATTATATATTATGCAACACTGCTTCAGGATCTTTTATAGTTCCTAAAACCTCGTCGTCGTTTAATAGACGAACTTCTCCGCCTTCTATTGGTAATCTTGATCCTGCATATCTTGCAAAAATAACCCAATCACCTTTCTTACACCAAGGTCCTGTTGGAAATTTTTCTTTGTCGTGATAACACAATGGTCCAACCTTTAAAACATAACCACAGTTTGTAGCTATTCTTAATTTTTCTAAAGATTCTTGTGCCATAATTATGCCACCTTTAGTTTTCTCTTTCGGTGTGAAAGGTAAAACTAAAAGCCTGTAACCAGATGGTTCTGGTAACTGATCTTTTACGTCTTTGATGTTTTCTGGATTTAATGGTTCTTTTTCTTTAACCATTTCTTTTGTTTCTTTATATTTTTCTTCTAGGGCGTTCCTATGTTTTGGAACTTCCTTCGTTGATGTCGATAACTTTTCCGTGCTCATTTTTTTGCTCCTTTTCTTCTAGCAGGTTAGAGATTTCCTGTAATAGATATTGATATGTTCTTGCTTGTCCTAACATATATTGATATTTTTCCATATTGTCAACACCTCCACTAATCATGGAGTCACCGACTCTTTGTAAGCTGTCTCGCATCATTTTTTGTAGCTTTGATACGACTACTAACGGATCCATCATGTCTATGCTTTTGTTGGTTTGTCTTTTTTGCCATTTACCATAGTTTTTAATACTTTAGCTTGGCCTGCATGTAATTTAGAAGCTTTGTTTAAACCTTTAATTACTTTTTGTATTTTTGCTTTTTTTGTCATATTAACATTTCCATTTTCTAAGTGCTTTAGATAATCTATCGTCACCTGTGTTGTTACTTGGTTTTTGTCTCTTTCTCATACCTTTCATTCTAGCGCAGAATGATTTTTTTCTTGCTCCACCTTCTGGTTGTGGTGCTTTTAAATCTGATCCTGGATTAGCTGCTTCATAAGACTTACGTCCTTTTTCATTCAGTCCACC